TGATTAAGAACCTCCGTGAACCAGGCATCTCCCGGATGAATTGCTTGTAATTGTCAGGCATAGCCTCTTGGAACAACTTAGCGTCAAACTTCTGTGAAGCCTTGGCAGACTTCCAAGTAGCAAGCACGTTGCCATCTATAGAGGCCAAGGTTGCCTTGTCTTCCATGTAGCCTTGCACTAGCGTTTGGAACTGGTCTTCACGGTCTTCTAAGGCCTTAATCTCACGCTTAATTGCTGACAGCATACGCACGGCTTCCTCCACGCTTGCAGAGGCTAATTTCGTGGCTTCTGAAGACACAGGGTAGAGAGCCTTGGCCTGGTCAACAGACTCAGGGGGGAGAGCAGTACCAGCTACAACGTGCGCCCACAGGACTGCCATGTCCTTAATGTGGGACTGTTTCATAGCCTCGCCAATATCCTGACGAATAAGTACAAACTCCTGACCACCAAATAGTACGGCAAGGTACACAGTCTCACAGCCGAATACTGTGGCTTCATGCACAAGTTGAGCCATATCCGCAGCTGGTAGTAGTCCAGTGTCTGCGTCAAACTTAGAGCGCGTAGCCGCGTTGTAGTTCTTAGCCTCGACAAGAATAGTTTTGCCATTTTCTTTCCCTGCAAAGTCAAAGTGAGAACGGAGCCAGCTTTCTTTAGGATGGGTTAAGGCATCCTCTATCTTGGTCAACTCAACCTTCAGCTTGGATTGAGCCAGCCGCCCTATGACAGGCTCCATGATGTGACCCATCTGGACGGCTTCCACCTCTGACAAGTCAGGGCGCTCCATCTTTCCCTGCTTTGTCAGGATGGCAACGTTAGCTTTGCCTTGGGCAGCCAGACGGCTATCGCCTGACCACCAGGCACTATTACGGGTTTCGGGGGAAAAGTCAGACATTGGTAGTCTCCTCATAGAACAGGGCATCAGGGCCGCACTTGTCATCGCCAGTAAACCGCATCACCTCGCAGTAAGGCAAAAGGTAATTAGCCTTTGGTTGACCAGTGACAAGGGAAGTAGGGTTGTTGCGCGTACTGACAGAGCAGCGTGCGAATTCGTGATGTTCATCGTCCAGCTTGGGACGGAAGTGCTTGCAATTTACACAGTATTTGGTCATTTGAAACTTTCATTAGTGGGGGCCGCAGCCCCCGTGGTTGGTTAGATTAGCCCGTGTATGGGCGTTGCTTCTTGGATTACTGCCGCCTCCTTTAGATACTTCGGCAACTCGTCAAAGGCTCTCTTGGCCTCTTCCTCTGTCTTGAAATCCAGCTTGCCCTTGGCATTGTGCTTGAGGTCAAACTGAAGTTGTTTTAGGACACTTCGGTACTCGCTTGCTGGAATTTGTTTCTCTAGCTTGTAAGAGTTGATACGCAGATTCCAATAGGGCTTTCCTAATGTATACATGGTGGTACTACCTTTAATGTTAATGAACAATGCGTAAGACACTATCGCCTTACACCTATTATTATACACATCTAATCATCTAATGCAATAGGGTAAACCCTTAGTTTGTGTAAAGTATTGTAAAGTTGATGGGGTTATATGTTGTGTTTATACAACAGTCAATGTCCTGCCGCCTTCCTCATCTCTTTTATGGCTTCCATCATAGTGTCAGCGTAGGCTATAGCCTCTGCCGTGTGGTCTAGCGCAGCGTCATACTGCTTCAACAGCATAGCTTGATGGGCAGCGTGTAGGTGCTTCTCTGACATCATGCAGGGGTATGCGTAGTCAATAATCTTTTGGACTTTCATGTGTTCTTCTCCTTGAGTTTGGCTTCAATGGTTCTTAAAAATGGGTGAAAGTCAGCGTCTTCAATTTTCCAATAGTCGCCGTTCCATTTACCCCCACATTGCAAAAATATGGATTCCATTTCCTCATCTGTCAGCCCTACCCAAGGGCGCTGATGGTCATGCGATGTCTGGTCAAGCATCACGGTTCGCGCCAGTGCTTCGCACGTTGGGCATGGCTTAATAGACTTTGAAATGAGCGTCAAAGTTTTTAATGGCACTTGTTCTACAGTTCCCCATCCCGCCCACGCTTTTGCCGTTGAATACTCGCCAAAATGGGCTGTCTCACCTTTTTTGGTAGTGGCTTTATATACACACGCCACAGGTTCCTGCACTGGCTGTGCTAATGCTGCTTTGATAGCGTCGATTACTTCGGGGCACCAGACAGTTATTGCTTCAACAGTTCCGTCATCATGGTCAGTACAACCACCTTGTAACTGTTCCAGCACCTCAAGCGCCAGCTTCAATGCTTCGTCTTTATCCATTGTTTTTCTCCTTGAGCTTGCGCTCTGTTTCAAGGCATAAGGAAACAGGCGTGTAGCCGTACTTGTAAATCAATGCCGCTTGTTCCTCCTCTTTCAGCCCAACCCAAGGGCGCTGTGCTGCTTTCTTTCCATCGTAGAAACCACTTTGGTATGCAATCGTCAACGCATCGTCTTGGTATACCTGCGTGTCGTCATCTTCCAGTTTGTCTTGCGCTGCTAGTCTTTTACTTTGATAGCCTGTCATGTTGTCCACCATGCAGCCAGCAATAAGACTAGCCCTGTTAAAAAAAAGATAAAGGCTAATAGCCCTCTAAATGTCTTAAATTCATCCATAGTCTTACCCTCTAAAAAAAAGATTACTACCTACTCTAAACCCTTACCTACTATAGCTTTTCACCTACTCTAAACCCTCTGCTGGATGGTGAGCAAAACCTAGCCCTCCCTACTGAAAGGGAAAGGCCTTCAATGCTGGACGGAGCCGCACATACCCGACAGACGTTCGCGTAGGGGTTCTATCTTCGCCGCCCCTGTGACTCTCTCAACGCTTTCCCACAGTAGTCACTTGTCCCCCATGCCTGTCGTGTTGACCCCGACACATGGGCGGTTGCGCGTAGGGGCAATAAAAAAGCCGTTTACTACTGCCCCCTGTAGGAACCCCACGATATGGGGAAGAGGCATGAGTAAACGGCTTCAACTGTCGCTTCCTACGGCAACGATTGGGATTATACATAGAAAAGGGTGGATGCTCACATAAAGCAGTGTTGTCCTGCGGAACTTCGTAAAAAAGAACACCAGGGCGCTAACCCCTGGCACACCCATCCCTTAACCCTAGGCCAGCCAGAAGAACACCGGCAGGGCCACTAATAGGACAATCAGGGCATACTCTAGCACCCTATGCCCATCCCAGTCCGTATCATCGACAAAATGGGCTTCTGGATGCCGTGGGAACGCTTGCGCGAGGGTGCGCGGGTAGGTGCGCGTGGTGGAATTTGTCATGGGGTTACCTTTACGATGTAAGTTGTATCGACTTTTAGCCATGTTGCACCTTGACTATGCGGTAATCGTCGGCTCTGTAATCGGGCATTTGTTTTAGCAAATCGTTTATCTCTGCTTGCGCGAGGGCGCGACTAGGAAACGTCAGCGCTTCGTAATCCTCCGTCCAGCAATTCTCCCAATTGTTTCCCATGCGGGTTTCTACTATGTACACTGTTTTGCGTGAGGCTTCAACGAAAGCGCGTAGGGATTGGGCGTAATAGCGCGTGGTGGGGTTAATCATGATGTCACCTCTGTTTCTAGTGCTTCAACAGATTCAATTATGTTGTTGAGATGTTCCCCAATGGTCACCTCTAAACCTATGATTTCATCTTTGGTCTGCTGCGATAACGTATACCGCAGGTCATAAAGGTCAAAAAGGATGATTTGCAGTTGTTCTAAATTCATGTTGTCACCTCTTACTTGTAAAAATAGGACTGTGCGAGTAATTCGGCTGCGCGTGGGGTGTGTCCCCAATACTTGCGCCCACTGTAGCCGGTAACGTACCAGCAGCGGGTGACTGTGCATTGTGTGGTTTTCATGCTTCCACCTCTTCAGCGTATTCAGCAATAAGGTGCCGCGCTATCTCATACCAGTTGACATCAGACAAAAAGGCACGGGCGTAGTCTTCAACTAGTGAGGGTTTTACCTCAGTGTATGCAAATAAGCATTCCTCAACGTACCCTTTAAGGTATTCCCCAAAGTCATAAACGTCAGATATATCTTCAGTGGTTATCCCCTTAAACCCGTGGTCGCGTGGGTCAATCCCGTCAACGCATTCTAGGTTTATGCGCCAAGTGGCGTAGTTGCTCCAGCCGTTGTATGTTGTATCGCTCATGGTCACTGACTCCTAAAGGTTATGGCTGCGATAGTGCAAGCCCCATAGCCCTACAAGTAAGGCTATGAGAGTGCACTAGGCGTGAGCAGCGCTGCGCTCGAACTTCATCACCTCATCGTAAAGCTGCTCTACGGTGTAGATTTTGTTTATACGCTTGCCTGACCCAAAAGCATGGGTGACGGTGTATTTACCGTCCTTGCGCTTGCCTGTGATAGTCATCATATGACCCGATAAGCGTCCGTCTTTTTCTGTGGTGAGCTTGCCGTAGTGTTGATTGAAGATATACAGTGACATGGTGGAACTTCCTTTAGTTAGTGCCTACTAAGTTAGTAGGTGATAAGAGTATAACGCTATTTCTACAGTTTAGAACACAAGACAATTTATAGAATTGCTACTGTTGTTTTATACAGTACGACACCCGTAGTTCTAGATAGTTATCTAGGTTACAATCTAGACTGTAAAGTCTATAAGCATCCTAGTGTGTTTATTCTGTAGGTAGTGTCTCTACCGATTAGACAGATAAGTATGGGGTCTGTCACTTCCCGTTCACCCCCCGACTAGGTAGTCACTTACTGCACTCCCTGTTCACGTTATTACTCCTGGGTCTGGGTTGTGACTGCTCAGTCTACATTCCCCTACGCTCCAAGTGGCCTTTGAAGTTGGGTTCTAACCCCTGTGTGGTGTGACCTCCACATCCCGTCCCCCCCAAAAAAAATTAGGTTTCTGCTCTAACATTCTTTTGTGTTAGTATTTAGTTATTGGTAGAGATGGAGATGATGGTATGCAAGAGATAAAGAGAGAAAGCGGTTATGCAATTCCCCCTGCCAGGGTGGTGTACGCCTACCCTTATGAAGAGATGGATATAGGGGACTCCTTTGTTGTGCCGGTAGAGGCTAGGGCAAAGGTGTTGAACGCTAACTACCGGGCTGGCAAGCGGCTAGGGCGGGTGTTTATTGCTAGGACAGAGGGCGACAACATACGGGTGTGGAGACAGGCTTAGATGAGCGACAGAGTAATACTGGAGATGGCAGAGGCTAGGATGTTGGTGGCAAGCTACTTTGCTGCCAAGAAGACGTTTGGGCCTGTGCAAGCTAGGGTGTTCTTGGACAAGCAATTGAAGAAGCTAGAGAAGGTGTACGGCAAGGAGTCGGATGTGCGGCTCAAGAAGTACATGCGGGTAGTTGCAACAGAAGAGTTACTTATCGATGTCTGATAAACCTTTAGTGTCAATTCTCATGCCCTCGTTTAACACGGTGGCGTATATCAAGTGGGCAATAGAGAGTTGCCAAGCCCAGACGTACAGGAACTGGGAACTCATCATTGTGGACGATGGGTCTACGGATGGGACTTATGAGTTAGCCTGTGTCTTGCAGAAGAAGGACAAGCGCGTACAGGTGTACTCTAACGGGGCTAACCTGGGGATTAACAAGACTAGGCAAGCTACAGCCAAGTATGCCAAGGGGCAGTTCTACGCGCATCTGGACAGTGATGACATGCTAGAGCGTTGGGCTTTAGAAGAGATGCTGTACGCCTTTAACAAGAATCCAGATGTCATGCTTATCTATTCTGACCTGGTGCAGATAAGTAAGAAGAACGATGTAGAGAGTTACTCTGCCAGCCCCACGTTCAATATGAAGACCTTGCACAAACATGGGTGGAGGCATTTCGGGATGTACAGGGCCAAGGTGCTGGAGAGCATCCAGGGCTACAACGATAAGATTTCCTACATCCCTACTTGCGAGGACGGGGACTTGTTCATGCAGATAGCGGAGAAGTTCCCTATCTACAGGTTGCAGAAGATTCTGTACTTCTACCGCAATCATGGGGACAACAACAGTTCTCAGAAACCCAAGTGCGAGGAGTGCAAGGCTAACCCTGATTGCAACTTCATACGGGTCTGGGCCGCGTCTTTGAACTATGACCAGCGTACCTTAAAGCCAAAAGTCACGGTGACAGTAGAGCCTACGGTAGAGGCAGTAGCAGCATGAAAGTCGCAGTGGTTACGCCGTACTACAAGGAAGACCTGGATACCCTTATCCGTTGCCGCACCAGTGTGGTCAGGCAGACGCACACGGATACTGTCCACTACATGATGTCAGACGGCTACCCCAGAGAAGAGTTTGAGGACATGATGTTTCATGTGAAACTTCCTCCCTGCGCTGACTACGGAGATACGCCGCGGCTGGTGGGCTGCGCCTTGGCAGACGCTGCTGGCGTAGATGCCATCTGCTTGCTGGACGCTGACTGCTGGTTTGACCGTGAGCATGTAGAGCGTCTTGTCAAAACAATGGAGAAGGAAGATGCACCTATCGTTACTTGCCCTCGTAGGCTCTGGCGTATGGACGGCACTTACATGGGTGTGGACACAGAGTCAGAAGGTGATTATTTCAATGACACCAATTGTTACCTTATCAGGCGTGATGCCTTTTATCTGTTGCGTAACTGGGGCTTGAAAGACAAGAGTCTGTGCATCATTGATGACCGGGTGTTATGGGGTGCGGTGAAGGAAAGTGGACTAAAGATTGTCAGAGCCAAGAAAGCTACGGTGAACTATCCCACCAGCTTTGCAGTTCACTATGCCTGTAGGAATGAACCTATCCCACCTGGCTCAAAAGGAATTCATCAGGTTGACGGTAAATTTGAAATGGTTGTTTATCAGTAGAGGGAAATATGAACGTTGAAATACATACACTTGCTTGGCCCAACACGGATGTCAGGATGCTGCAATCACACAGTGATGTGTGCCGCCATCTAGGACTAGAAGTAGGCTACGCCTTACAGAAGACTCCTCATGGGGAGTGGATGGACAACATCATGAACAACAGTGTCTCCGATGTTGTTGGCTTCTTGGACATTGACTGTGTGCCTACCAATAGGCAAGTGGTGGATGATGCTATTGCCTGGGCAGCAGAGAACAAATCATTTGTTGGCATTGCCCAAGCCAGCAATCACATCCCACCCAAGTCCCATATCTTTGCAGCCCCTGCTTTCTTCTTCATCTGGCGCAAGACATGGAAGGCTATGCAGCGTCCTACCTTCTCGGAGACTCCTAACGGAGATGTAGCTGAGAACGTCTGCTACGCAGCAGAGTTGTCTGACATACGCTACAAGACCCTGTACCCTACCCACTGGACATCAGAACCCCTAGAAGGGGCGTGGCGGCTGCATACTTACGGCATCTACGGCATAGGCACACACTTTGAAGAAGGTGTGTACCATCTGTACCAAGGACGCTTGGAGCAGAATGTGCAGATGTTTGTTAACCGCTGTGATGACATTGTTAAAGGCAAGTTCAGTACAGAACACATGATTGACTGCCGACTTCCCTATCACGGAAAGATTGTTGCGTGAAATTTGACCTCCAACACTTCTACAAGTTCTGTGCAGAACTGAAGATTGAAACCAAAGAAGAAGGCCTAAAGAAAATGGGCAATCTTCTGGGGACGCAGAAGTATGTCATGGAGGAAATACAGAAAGGTCTAGCAGAAGATGTCCACTTCTTTGTCATCCTCAAAGGAAGGCAGCTTGGTATCACCACCGTCAGCCTCGCCCTTGACCTGTACTGGCAGTTCACCCACCCGGGTTGGCAGGGGACGCTGGTGGCAGACACAGAAGAGAACAGGGATATGTTCCGTTCTACTCTTGGCATGTACATGGACGGGCTACCCAAGGAGTACAAGATACCACTGGTGGCGCACAACCGAAATCAGATGGTTCTTAAAAACAGGAGCCGCATCTTTTACCAAATAGCGGGTAACAAGTCCCGTCTAGGACAAGGCAAGGCCATTACCTATTTGCACGGCACAGAGACAGCCAGCTGGGGCAACGAAGAAGGTTTAGCATCTTTGATAGCTTCTCTAGCAGAGAAGAACCCAGAGCGTCTGTACATGTTTGAAAGCACGGCGCAAGGCTTTAACATGTTCCACGACATGTACAAGGTTGCCAAGTCTGCCAAGACACAACGTGCAATCTTCTGCGGCTGGTGGCGTAACGAATACTATTCTGTAGACGCAAGCAGCAACATCTATAAAGTCTACTGGGATGGTCGCCTGACTCCAGAAGAGAAGGAGTGGACTAAGGACATCAAAAAACTGTACGGTGTAGAGATTAACTCCCGGCAGATGGCCTGGTGGCGCTGGAA